ACGTCTCGCGCGGCGGCTTCGAGGTCGGACGGGACCTGCGGGACACCATGGAGTCCGCGGTCAACTCGCTGGCGGCCGAACTGGCCAGCGAGGTCAGCGCCGACAAGTGCGCGGAGATTTTGCGCCGACACCACCGTGCTGTGTGCGACGTGCTGGTGAAGGCCTGGCGCGAGAAGATCGGCCCGGTGCCGACGGGGGTGGCTAGCGCATGAACATGCGGGACGGCTACCAGGCAATCCTCGACGCGGTCGCTCGTGGGATGGAGCCCGACCCGAACCTGACGGTCGACGCTTGGGCCGATGAGTTCGCCCAGGTTCCGAGGGAAACGGGGGCTTCGGAGCCGGGGAAGTACCGCACCAGCCGCACACCGCACGCGCGCTTGCCGATGTTCTGCCTGTCGGCGATCGCCACCGCCGTGAAGCGCGTCGTGGTAAAGGGCGCCTCGCAGATGCTGAAGACGCAGGTTGGCCTCAACTTCCTGGGGGAAACTGTTCACCAGCGGCCGAAGAACTTCCTGTGGATCGTGCCCACCGGGAAGCTGCACAAGCGCGCAGCTGGTCGGATCAACAAGGTGATCAAGGCCACACCGGTGCTGGAGCAGCGCGTCGCGAAGCCGAACAGCCGTGACGCAACCAACAACAACGACATCAAGGCCTACCCCGGCGGCGAGCTTTACATCGTCACCGCCGGCGCCGCTGCGAACCTGTCCGAGTTGTCCGTCACCTACGTGGTGTACGACGAGGTCGACCGCAGCAAGGAAAACGTCGGCGGTGAGGGGGATCCGAAGGAACTGGCCGAGACGCGGCAGACGTCGCACGAGCGGGACCGCAAGGCCTACTACCCCAGCTCGCCTACGATCGAGGGCGAGAGCGCGATCGACGACCTGTACCGCCTCGGTACGCAACGGGAGGCGCTGGCCGAGTGCATTCACTGTGGCCAGGCCCAGGCGCTGGACTTCTTCAGGCTGATACGCAGCGATGACGGCAAGCGCGCCTTGTACCCGTGTGAGGCTTGCGGCGGCCTGCACGAGGAGGGCGACAAGTCGCGCATGTTCGCCCGCGGCATGTGGTCAGACGGCGTGCCGGGCGACGGGGAGACCGAGAGCTTCCACATCTCCGCGATGTTCCTGCCGTATGGCTGGCTGCCGTGGATCGCGCTGCTGAAGCAATACGACAAGGCGAAGGCGAAGCTGGAAGAGGGCAGCGAAGAAGCCATGATTACGTTCTACAACACGCGCCTGGCGCTGTGTTGGGAGCGGACGAAGGAGACCACGCGGTACGACGAGTTGATGGCGCGCGCCGGCGGGTATGCGCTGGGTACGGTGCCGGCCGGTGGCGTGGTGCTCACGGCGGCGATCGATACGCAGGCGCACCGGCTGGAGTTCATGGTCATGGCGTGGGGTGAGGGCCTCGAGGCCTGGGTCGTCGACTACCAGGTGATCCATGGTTCGCCGGCGGAGGTCGAAACTTGGCAGCGGGCGGACGAACTGCTGAAGGGCCGGTACCGGCACACCAGCGGCCAGATGCTGTCGATAACAGCCGCCTTCGTCGACTCCGGCGGGTCGAACACGCAGGACGTCTACAACTTCACATCCGCTTTGAAGCGCCGGAAGGTGTTTCCCGTGAAGGGCCACAGCCGACCCAATCGTCCGATCCTGAGCGGCAAGCCAACGCAGGTGGACATCAACTGGCGAGGAAAGAGCGAGAAGAGGGCAGCGGAGCTGTGGCTGGTGGGCCCGGACACCGCGAAGGACTACCTGCAGGCCAGGTGGAAGCGCACCGCTGGTCCGGGCGCGATTCACTTCCCTGACGGCCTGCCGGAGTCCTTCTTCAAGGGCATCACCGCGGAATACCGCACCTACGGCTACAAGCGCGGGCGGAAGGTCAGCTGGTGGGAGCAAAAGAAGGGCGAGGCCAACGAACCACTGGACCTGACGGTGTACAACCTCGGCGCCGCGCACTACCTGCAGCTGCACAAGAACACGGAGTCCCGTTGGCAGTCGCTGCGCGATCGCCTGCATCCGGTCCAGGGCGACCTTCTCACGGCCCCGGTGGATACGTATCCACATGCCGATGGTGAAGTCTCGCGATCTGCGCCACCTCACCCCGCGGCTGCGGCGCCTGCAGCCGCCTCGGCTGCGAAGGTAAGCGGCGGCAGGATCACGCTCGCCGGCCTTCGGAAGGGAGGCGCGTGAAGCCGGAAGATCAAAGTGAAGAGCCGGACATCGTGCAGGTGGTGCTGCAGCACGTCCTCGCAGTGGCTCCCGGCTTCAATGGCGAGCTGGCCGCGAGGATCGACCAGGAGGTGCGGTCGAAATACGGCGGCCTGCGCGTGCGGATCCTGAAGCGCGGCAAGTACTTGACCCCTGAGCAGCGGCTTCGCGCCTATCAGGACGCACTCACCAACATGCCGACCCGCGAGTTGCTGTCCAAGCACCGCATCAGCCTGGCCACGCTGAAGCGCCTGGTGAAGAAAGGCCCGGGTGAGTGAGTCAGGTCGGCTCAAGTTGCCCTATTTTTGCGGCTCAGCCGTTCCTAGACTCCGGCGCTATGGCCGGAATCACCCTCGAACACGCGGAAGCGCAGCTCGCGCTCTACCTCGCAGCGGAAGAAAAGGTCCTCGCCGGGCAGTCGTATGAGATTGCCGGACGGAAGCTGACGCGCGCGAACCTGAAGGACATCCAGGAAGGCATCGCCTCCTGGGACTCTCGCGTCAAGACCCTGAGTGCCGGCACGCGCGGCCGCAGCCGCGCCATCACGATGGTGCCGCGATGAGCGATGACACGAACGTGCGGCACCGCCTGGTGCAGCAGAACGTCCTCGACAAGGTCATCACCTACTTCTCGCCCAAGGCTGGCGCACGCCGCTTGGCAGCCCGCGGAGCCCTCGCGCTGGCGGGCGGATACACCGGTGCGCGCATCGATCGCTCTTCGCTGAAGAACTGGAAACCGGGCGGCGGATCTCCGGAGACGGACATCATCGCGGACCTTCCCATGCTGCGCGACCGCACCCGCGATGCTGTTCGGAACGCGCCGGTGGCCACCGGCGCCGTCGGCAACGCGGTCAGCGCGATCGTGGGAACCGGGCTCTCGTGTAACCCCGGGATCAACCACGCGGTGCTGGGAGTCACCGAGGAGTACGCCGCCGAGTGGAACAGCGACACGCGCCAGCGCTTCGAAGCCTGGGCCGAGTCCATGGACGTCGACCTCAGCGAGCGGCAGGACTTCTACGGCGAGCAAGACCTCTCCCTGCGGTCGGCGTTCGAAAGCGGCGATTCGTGGGTTCTTACGCCGTTGGTCGACCGTCCGGGTAAGGGACGTGAGCTCGCCCTGCAGGTGATCGAGGCCGATCGGGTGTGCAACCCGAACCACCGGCCCAATTCCGACACGATGCAGGACGGTGTGGAGCTGGATCCAGAGACCCTGAAAACGGTCGCTATCCACGTGGCGCAGCGCCACCCCGGCGACCTGCGCTCCGGCAACAGCTGGACGAGGGTGGAGGTGCGTGGGGCTGAAACCGGGCGCCGCAACGTGCTGCAGATCTGGAAGCAGATCCGCCCGGCCCAGGTGCGGGGCGTGCCGTGGCTTGCACCGATCTTGGAGCCGCTCAAGCAACTCACCAGGTGGACTGACAACGAGCTCGCCGCGGCGGTGACCTCGAGTCTGTTCACCCTGTTCGTGAAGATGGATCCCGACGCATTCGAGCAACTGTTCGAAGACGACGCGCAGAACGCGCTCGTCGAGCGCACGCAGAAGTGGTCCGGAGACTTGGAGAACAGCAAGGCCGTCAACCTCCTGCCGGGCGAGGAAGTGCAGACAGCAGCGATGGACCGGCCGAATCCTGCGTTCGATCCGTTCTGGATTGCGATGGTGCGGCAGATCGGCATGGCCATCCAGGTGCCATACGAAGTCCTGGTGATGCACTTCCAGAGCAGCTATAGCGCCGCGCGCGGGGCGCTGCTGATGGCGTGGCGCTTCTATCGCGAACGCCGCGACCTGCTGGCCAAGCAGCTATGCCAGCCGGTCTACGAGCTCTGGCTACACAACGAGGTCTCGCAAGGGCGCATCGCGGCACCCGGCTTCTTCGCCGATGACTATGTTCGTGCTGCCTGGTGCAAAGCGACCTGGACCGGCGACGGGCCGGGATCGATCGATCCGCAGAAGGAAGTTGCCGCGGCGAAAGGGCGCGTGGACCTCGGCATCAGCACGCTGCAGGCCGAAAGCGTCCTGCACGACGGTGTCGACTGGGAGACGAAGAATCGGCAGCGGGCGCGGGAGATTCGCGCGCAACGCGAGGCCGGCACGCTGCAGCCTCAGCCGGGTGCTGGCTCTCCCCCAGCCGCGCCAGCGGAGGACGACGACGAGCAACTGCCTGGCCGCCCCCGGCGTCCGAACGAGGACGACTGACTTGGCTCAAGTTGCCCTATTTTTTGCAGGCCACTGTTTCTACAGTCGCGTGCACTGAACCTCAGCAGCACGCATGAAACTCATCGAACTTCTCAACAAGCCTTGGGCCATCCTGCCCGAGAGCCTGCGTGAGATCCATGCCATCTACGAGTCGCACTTGAAGGGCGAGAAGACGGATGTGGCGGCGGTGGAAGCGCGGCTCGGGCGGCCTCTGAACAACGAGCAGCAGACCTACACCGTCCGTGAGGGCGGTGTCGCAGTGCTGAACATCGAAGGCGTCATTGCCCCGAAGGCCAACCTGTTCACGCAGATTAGTGGCGGCGTCTCTGCGGCACTGCTGGTGCAGCAGCTGCAAAGCATCGCGGCAGATTCCCGCGTCAAGTCCGCCATCCAGGTGATCGACTCGCCTGGTGGCAGCGTGTTCGGCATTCCGGAATGGGCGGCCGCGGTTCGTGCGGTGGCCGCGGTGAAGCCAGTTATCACGATCAGCGACGCGCAGATCGCCAGCGCGGCGATGTGGGGCGGGTCCGCTGCGAACGGCGTCTACCTGACCGGTGTCACTGCGCAGGCTGGGAGCATCGGCGTGTACGCCCGCATGGGTCTGAGCCAGGCCGAGCCCGGCGTCATCGAGTTCACGCGCGGTAAGTACAAGCGCAGCGGCATCAACGGGCAGGCGCCCAGCCCGGAATACATGGCGTACTTCGAGGGCTACCTCGACCACATGTACAGCGTCTTCGTGGATGCCATCGCGGAGTTCCGCGGCACCACCTCCGAGATCGTGCTGGAGCACATGGCGGACGGCCGCATGTTCACCGGCCAACAAGCCATCGACGTGGGGCTCGTGGATGGATTCTCCACCGTGGACGCCATGGTGGAAAAGCTTGCGACCAAACCCGAGGCCTTCGCCCAACGACGGAAAGCGGTCGTGGCGATGGCATCGGCGCCGCCCCCGCCGGCGGTCGCTCCCCAGAAGCAGCCTCCCTCCCAACTTCATCAAGGAACCCAGACCATGAATCGTGCCGAACTGGCAGCCCAGCACCCCGAGCTGTTGCAAGCCATCCTGGCCGAAGGCGAAGCCCTCGGCGTCACCCGCGGCGCCGCGCAGGAACGCGCGCGCATCCAGGGCGTCGAAGCTGCGCTGATCCCCGGCCACGAGACGCTGATCGCTTCGCTGAAGTTCGACGGCAAGACCACGGGCGGCGACGCGGCCCTGGCGGTGAATGCCGCCGAGCGCGAGATTCGCGAGAAGCAAGGCGCCGCGGCGCGCGGCGACGCGCCGCCCCCCGTCCGCCAAGCGGCTGCGCCCGCGGTGCAGCCGAGCGCCGAGGCAGCTGCTGCCGCGGAGAAGGAGCGCCTGGCCAAGCTGCCGGTCGACGAGCGCTGCAAGGCGGAATGGGCGGCGAACGCGGACCTGCAGGCCGAGTTCGGCGCACTGGACGCTTACGTCGCCTTCGTGAAGGCGGACGCCTCCGGGCAAGCCCGGATCAAGAAGGCCGGCTAAGCAACCCCTCTATCAACCTCAAGGAACGACCATGAAGAAATCCCTGATCGCCGTGGCCCTGGTTGCTGCGGCTGCTTGCGCGGCTGCTGCCGCATTCGGCACCGCGGTGCAGACCGCGGTGTTCGGCGCCGTCGCGGCGGCCGCCTCGCTGCCGCTGCTGGCTCCCGGCCTGCCGCAACGCCTGAACGACGCGGTCTTCGGCTACATGGCCCGCACCGGCCTCGTCCTCGGCATGACCACCCTGGCGGCGAACAAGCCGCGGCCGTACGAACTGGGCAACATCCAGGAGTACCCGGTGATCGCCGCAGACATCATCTACGAGGGCGCGGCGGTGGGCGAGGACGGCTCCGGCTACGCGCGGCCGCTGGTGGCTGCGGACCCTTTCCTGGGCTTCGCAGAGACCTACGTGGACAACTCGGCTGGCGCCGCCGGGGACAAGCGCGTGCGCGTGCGCCGTTCCGGCCAGGTGCAGCTGGCAGTCGCCGGTGCCACGGCCATCACCGCGAATGACGGCGTGGCGGTGTACGCCTCCGACGACGACACGTTCACGCTCACCTCGACCAGCAACACCCTGATCGGCAAGGTCTCGCGCTGGCTGGAAAGCGGCGTCTGCATCGTCGACTTCAAGGCGGCCACGGCCTCCTAAACCCAACTTCGCACAAAGGACCACATCATGGGTGCTTCTTCCCTCTCCAGCCGCGCCATCATCGGCTCGTTCTTCGCCCGCCTGGCCCAGAACGAAGGCGCCTCCTGGATTCCGCTGCTGTCGAACCTGTTCCAGAGCGACCAGGAATCGGAAACCTACAAGTGGCTCGGCATGGCGCCGGCCATGCGCGAGTGGATCGGCGGCCGGCAGGCCAAGGGTTTCCGCGAGAACGGCATCACGATCGTCAACAAGAAATTCGAGGCCACCCTCGAAGTCCTGATGGACGAGATTCGCCGCGACAAGACCGGTCAGGTGATGGTGCGGGTGCAGGAGATGGCCGATCGCGCCAACGCCCACTGGGCGAAGCTGCTCTCGGCCCTGATCGTGGCCGCCGAGGCCGGCGTCTGCTACGACGGCCAGTTCTTCTTCGACACCGATCACGCCGAGGGTGACAGCGGAACCCAGTCCAACGACCTGACCGCCGACATCGCGACCACCACCGCGCCAACGGCCGGCGAGATGGAAAGCGCGATCATGCGCAACATCGAGGCGATCCTGGGCTTCAAGGACGACCAGGGCGAGCCGATGAACGAGGACGCCAAGTCCTTCCTGGTGATGGTGCCGGTGCCCTTCATGGGCGCGACGGCCGCCGCGCTGGGCTCGCAGATCATCGTCGACGCGTCCACCTCCCGCAGCAACACCATCCTCACGATGGGCTCGCTCGGCGGCTTCCAGGTGCAGATGGCGGTGAACTCGCGGCTCAGCTGGACCACGAAGTTCGCGGTGTTCAACACCGACCGGCCCACCAAGGCGCTGATCCGCCAGGAGGAAGAGGGCCTGAAGGTCAGCGCGATCGCCGAGGGCTCCGAGCTGGAGTTCAAGGAAGACAAGCACCAGTACGGCATCAAGGCCATGCGCAACGTCGGCTACGGCTACTGGCAGCGTGCTGCGCTGACCACGTTCACCTGATCCACCGCTGCGACCAGGAGCACCACTGCATGAAAGTCTTTCGCGCACTTGCGCCGCTGGGCATCAACCCCGGCGCTCTGGTCGGCCTCTCGAAAGAGCAGGCCGCCGCGCGGTCCTACGGGATCAGCGCCACCGCCAAGAAGGGCGTCTATTCCGTCAAGCTGCGGATCGAGTTCAAGGCCGGCGAGACGTTCGGCCTGGACGGCGAGCTGCCGAAGTCGCTCGCCGATCTGGTCGAGGGCTCCGGGAAGAAGAGCGAACCGAGCTCGCCCGCACCCGCACCTGCGCCGGCCGAGGCTGGCGCGGCCCCAGCGCCGTCGCCAGCAGCCGATTCGTAAGAGGCAAGCTCGTGGCCTTCGTCGAAGACTTCACCGTGTTCTTCGCCGACTTCGGCGTGGAGGCTACGCCTTCCGCTGGACCGGCGATCACGGTGATCTTCGACCGGGCGCATATCGAGGCGATGGGAGGGGCCATCAGCGGGACGCAGCCGGCGGCGCTGGCGGTTTCTGTTGATGTCTCTTCCTACGTCTCGGGCTCGACGACGCTGACCATCGCAGGCACCACCTACCGTGTGATCGACATCGAGCCTGACGGAACTGGCTTGACGCTCCTGGTGCTGGAGGTCGCGTAGTGGCCGCAAGTAAGCACCTCGGCATCCGCGATGCCGTCGCCGCGCTGCTGGCCGCACTGGCGGGCGGGCGGGTGCGGGAGAACGACCCCAAGCCTCTGGCGGGCGATCTGGACAACGAGATTTCCGTGCGGCGCGATCGCTCCACGCCGACGCAGGCAACCACGGGCTTCCCAATTGACTGGGTAACCGAGCTGTCGATCGAGATGAAGGCCAGGACGGAGGCGGATGCGGACGACCTGGCGTGCTCCGTGTTCGCCGCCGTGATGGCCAACCAGCAGCTGGGCGGCCTGTCCGAGTACATCGAGCCCGGCGAGATGGAGTGGGACCAGGCGCAGGGCGAGAAGCCGCTGCACCGGGTCACCTGGCGCATCAACGTCACCCACACCACCCAGAACAACGTGATCACCTGATGAGGCACCCCATGGCAAAGACCACCGAACAGAAGCCCTCTCTGCCGTCGCGCGGCGGCAGCTATGTCCGCGAGGGCGAGAAGCTCAAGCGGGTGGCGCACACCAAGCCCGCCGACGAGGTGCCGAGCCGTCGCAAGGCCAAGGAGGCGACCACGCCGGCGCCGGCGCCCAAGACCACCCCCAACAAGGAGTAAGACGCCATGTCGCGCTTCATCCGCAACACCGCTGTCCTGGCCAAGGCCGAAGTCACCTACGGCACCGACCCGGTACCAACCGGCTCGGCCAACGCCATGCTGGCCAGCAACGTCACCTCCAATCCGCTCAACGCCGAGAACGTCGACCGCGCCCTGCTGCGCGAGTACTTCGGCGCGTCGGAGGAGCTGGTGGGCATCGCCAACATGACGCTCCAGATGGACGTCGAGCTCGCCGCTAGCGGCACGTTGGGCGTCGCCCCCGCATGGGCGCCGCTGCTGCGCGCCTGCGGCGCGGCCGAGACCATCACCACCGACGAGCTGGTCGAGTACAACCCGATCACCGACGACGCGGACTCCGTCACCATCTACTGGTACGACTCCGGCGTGGTGCACAAGATGCTCGGCGCCCGCGGCCGGGCGCAGTTCAACATGAGCCTGGGTGGCAAGCCCGTCATCACCTACAACTTCATCGGGCTGTACGGCGGGGTCACCGCGGCGGTCCTGCCCACCACCGACTACGACGACTTCCAAGTGCCGCTGGTGGTCACCAACGCCAACACGGGCGACGTGAACCTGGGCTGCACGTACACGGCTGGCGTGCTTTCCAGCGGCACGGACTATCCGTCGCGCGGGCTGGAAGTCGACGGCGGCAGCCAGGTGGAGCACGTGGCGCTGCTCGGCGACGAGTCCGTCGACCTGACCGGCCGGACGACCGTCGGCAAGCTGCAGCTGGCCCTGACCGCGGCGCAGGAGGTGACCTTCGCGACCAACGTGCGGGCCAACACGCTGCAAAGCCTGGGCTTCGTCCATGGCACCGTTGCCGGGAACATCTGCGTGTTCTACGGCCCGTCCGTGCAGCTCACGAACTATTCGAAGGCCGACTACAAGGGCCGTCGCCTGCTCGGTTACGACGCTCGCTTCTTGCCCGACGCGGGCAACGACGAGTGGGTCCTGGCATTGAGGTAAGGAAACACCGATGTTCGATTTTGTCGCGCAGCCGACGTTTTCGGCCGACGTTCCCCTCAGCGCGCCAGGCAGGCCGGAGCCCTGGCTGGTGCCCTTCGAGTTCAACCACAAGGGCAGGAAGCAGCTGGAGGCGTGGCGCGCCACCTGGGTGAGCGCCGACGGCGTCGCCCGCTCGGACGAGGACATCCTCGCCGACGTCATCAAGTCCTGGGGCGTCAAGCGCGCCGGCGAGCTGGTGCCGTTCACGAAGACCGCCCTGGCGGACCTGCTGGATACGTATCCGACCGCGGCCAGGGAGATCCGAGACGCCTACCTGCGCGAGCTGACGGAGAGCAAGCGAAAAAACTTCTAGAGGCTGTCAGATGGCTGATCACGCGATCACCCAAGACCGTCTTCAACGAGGAGGCGGAGCGGGAAGCCCTGGCAGCCTTCGGGCTCCGGAAGAAAGCACCGGCCGCCGCGCCGGTCGCGGAGGAGCTGTTCCCGCTGTGGGAGGAGCACGTCCTCGCGCTGGCCATCTTCCGCCGCACGCTCACCCAGTGGTACCGGGATTTCGGCCATCGCACCGGCTTGCGGTACAGCGCCGCGCGCCTGGTGTTCGATGCGCTGGGGGGCAAGCCGGAGGACTGGGCCGAGACCCTGGACGAGCTGCAGGTCATGGAGATCTCCGCGTTGAACACGTGGGACGAACTGGCGAAGGAATGAGCCGTGGCTGAAGCCAAGATCGTCCTCAGTGCGTTCGACCACACCAAGATCGCGATCGAGAGTGCGAAGCGCAACCTCTCGTCCCTGAGCGACAGCGCCGGCGCGATCGCGGGCCGCTTCGGCACGCTCGGCCTGGCGATCACTGGGGCCTTCAGCGCCGTGACCCTCAAGGGCGCGATCGACACGCTGGACAAGCTGGACGACCTGAGCGAGAAGACCGGCATCGCCACCGAGTCCCTGAGCGCTCTGCGCTACGCCGGCGAGGTGACCGGCACGCCCATCGAGGCCCTGGCCACGGGCATCACGAAGCTGTCCAAGAACATGGCGGAGGCCGCCGGCGGCAACAAGGAGGCGGTGGCCACCTTCAAGGCGCTGGGCATCGAGATCAAGAACAACGACGGCAGCCTGAAGAGCCAGGACCAGATCCTCCTGGCGATGGCGGACCGGTTCTCCAGCTACCGGGATGGCGCCGAGAAATCGGCCCTGGCGCAGCGCGCGTTCGGCAAGACCGGCGCGGAGATGATCCCGCTGCTGAACCAGGGTGCCGCCGGCATCCAGCGGCTGCGCAGCGAGGCTGAGGCCTTGGGCGCGATCTATGGCGGCCAGCTGGCCAAGGACGCGGCCGCCTTCAACGACAACCTGAAGAAGCTGGAGCTGAACGCCGAAGCGGCGAAAGTCAACCTGGTGGGGGGGCTGCTCCCCACCCTGAACAGGCTGCTGGAAACCTACATCGGGCTCAGTGCCCAGGGGTCCGTGTGGACCGCCATGGAACAGGGCATCGCCAGCGTTGCCAAGTACCTGCCGATCGTCAGTGCGCTGGCAGGAGCGCTGAGCCTGATCCGGGGTGGCCACGACTTGACGGGCGACCATGCCGGGGACATCAACCGCCTCCTGCGCGAGCGCGAGGCGCTGGACAGCCGCCAGAAGAATCTCGAGAGCAGGGGCGAGCCCACCGACGGTCTCGCCCGCGAACATCTGGCCATTGAGAAGGCAAAACTGGAAAAGGAGCGCAAGCGCATCGAAGACCTGCTGAAGGTCGCCCGCGTCTACCAGGCGCAGGAAGCGCAGTACACGGGCGACACCAGCGACGCGATGTCGCGTCGGCTCGCGATCGGCCGCCAGACCGCGGCGCCTGTGGTCACCGACGGCGGCAAGGCCGCCAAGGAAGCCGAGCGCGAGATGCAGGAGCGCGCGCGCATCTTGGCCGAGCTCTCCGGCGTGCAGGCCGACTACAACGAGCAGCTCGCGCGCCTGCAGCGCATCCGCAAGGACTCGAATCTCTCCGAGGAGCAGTACGTCCAGCTGGTGACGAACCTCATCGAGAAGCAGCCGATGGCGAAGAAGCTCATCGAGGATGCTGCGCGGGCGGAGAAGGATCTCGCGGACACCAAGGCCAAGACCTCGGACATGCAGGATCGATACCTGGCTGGACTGGCCAGTGAGGCCGATGCGGTGATGAAGCGCAATGCGGACCTGGCTGACGAGATCGATGAGCTTGGCCTCACCGCCGACGCGCTGGACATCCTGCGGCAGATGCGGCTGGCCAGCAACATTGAGCGCGAGCGCGAAAACCTCCTGATTGAGAAGAGCAAGGAGAACAATGAACTGGGCGTGGCGCATCTCGAACGGAAGATCGCGCTGATGGAGCGCCAGCTTGGCCTCGAGCAGCAGATGGGTACGCGGCGCATTACGGTCGAGAGTGCCGAGACGGCGCGCGCGCAGTCCACCGCGATGTCCGACGGCGTCCGTGACGACCTGCGCGGCGCGATCAACGAGGCCTTCCGCACCAGTGAAAACCCGGCCGAGGCCTTCGCGATGGCCCTGGGCAATGCCGTGCGGGATCGCCTCACCAGCAGCATCGCCGATTCGCTGACGGAAGCGCTGCTGGGCAAGCAGGGTACGGCCGGCATCGGCGGCATGCTGGGCGGCCTATACAGCGGCGGCCTGGGAGGCCTGCAGGGGGCATTCAGCCAGACGTCATGGGGTGGCGGTGGCTTCGGCAGTGGCTACTCCTACGGCAACTTCGACCTCGGCACCTTCCTCCACAGCGGCGGAATTGCCGGGAACGACAGCACGTTCCATCGGTCCGTGCATCCCAGCGTGTGGAAAGGCGCCAAGCGCTACCACGTGGGCGGGCTGGCGGGAAACGAGGTGCCTGCCATCCTGGAGCGCGGCGAGGGCGTCTTCACCAAGAGCCAGATGAAGGCCCTGGGCGCGGGCGCCGCCGGCGGCGGCGTCCGCGACCTGAAGGTGTCCGTGATCAATAACGGCGAGCCGGTGCAAGTGACCGGCCAGCAGCGGATCTCCGAGGACGAGATCGCCCTGGTCCTGGACCGCGTGGACAAGAAGCTGCAGCGCGACATGAGCCAGCCGAACAGCCGCTTCAGCGAGAACCTCGGCAAGTTCACCAACGCCGGCCGGCGGAGGTACTGACGTGCCGACCATCCCCAACGGCTTCGGCTTCATCAACGATGGCTTCTCCGTGGGGCCGCCTGTGGGCGTGTCGCGCGTGGCGGTGGGCGGCGGGATGGCGCGCTACGCCGTCGACTACGCCAGGGGCAAGCAGATGTTCTCCGGGGCGATGAGGTTCACCGAGCTGGAGTACACGATCTGGGAGGCCTTCTACCGTCACGTCATTGCCGAGGGGACCATCGCCTTCGACATGGACCTGGACAGCGGCATGGGTGTATCCACGCACTCGGTGAACATTGTGCCGGGCACCTATGCGACGCAGCGGGTGGCGGGCGACAAGACCGAGGTGAGCTTCTCCGTCGAGACCGAAAGCGAGATCTACACGCTGACCGAGGCGGAAGCGCTGACGGTGATCGACGACTTCGAGACGGAGTCGGGCCGCGAACTGGTGAACGTGCTGCGGCCCATGGTGGCCAGCTACGGCGGCGACGGTCCCGATGGCCCCTGGCGGTCGGAAACCGCAGGTGGGAATGCGCAGTTCGCGCGCGCCTGGGCGCGCTCATGCCAGCGCTACACGGTGACCATCCCCATGTCCGCGGCCGAGTACTTGGCATGGACGGCCTACCTGCACCACGTGATCCACAAGGGCGCCGCGCCGTTCCGGTTGTACCTGGATACCGGCATGGGGCCCAGCCGCCACTTGGTGCAGATGATGCCGGCATCCTACCGTGCCACGCGCAGCGGCGCGCGGACCATGGTGACGTTCGTGGCGGAGGCGCAAACCGAACTCTACGACCTGAGCACGACGGATGGGGCCGGGTTGGTGGACATGTGGAACAGCGTGGGCTCCGACCTGGACGGCCTGCTCGAAGCCATCGAGCAATTCGCCAATGACGACCTTGCGGAGCTGGCATGAGCGTCGACGTCGAAAACCGCCTGCGCATCCTGCTCGCCACGGCGCCGCAGAACCGCCGGCGCATCGAGACGCTGGAGATCAGCCACTCGGCGATGTCGCAGACCTTCTACCTGTGGAGCGAGCCGTACGAAGGCGAGGTCACCACAGAGGACGGCGTGCGCACGATGCGCTCCGTGGGCTTCCACATCGAGATGGCCGGCTCCGAAGGGAACATGGACCAGGTGAACAGCATCGTGCTGGACATCACCGACAAGACGGACGAATTCAAGAACGAGCTGGCGCTCATCCCCCAGCAGACCAACGAGCTGGTGCGGGTGGTGATCCGCGAGTACTTGAGCGATGACCTGACCGAGATCGAATCAGGCCCGGCCGTCCTACAGGTGGAGCTGGTCAGCCGCCGCCGCGGCGCCGCCATGATCACCGCCGTCTCGCCCCGCTACAACGTCACTCGCACCGGCGAGGTGTACGCGGCGCGCCGCATCCCGATGCTGAGGGCCTTCCTGTGAACGTCGAGACCTATCAGGCGAAGGTCTACGAACCGGCGAGCAGCCCGTGCTGGTCGCTGGTGGCCGACGTCTACATCACCGAGCTGGCCATGCCGGTCGACGAGTTCAAGACCGTCGCCAATTCGGTGAGAGACGCCGCCCAGGCTTTCCGATTGGTGCTGCACAAGGGTGAGCACGGCTTCGTGCGTGTCTCCGAGCCGGTGGATTACGCCGTGGTGCTGATGGGGCGGTCCTTCTCCCGGGGCATTCACCACTGCGGGGTCTACTACGACGGCAAGGTGCTGCACGCGCAGCCGGACGGCACGCTGCACCAGGCGCTGGCCAGCCTGCGCGACCAGTACCCCCTCATGGAGTTCTGGGTGCGATGAAGATCGAATTTCACCAACACCCCTTCTCCGGCGAGCCGCCGGCCACGTTCGAGACGGACAGCCTGGCCGACTGGCTGCTTGCCCAGTACGAAGGCAAGCCGTCGACGCCCTTCGCCGTGTATGCCGGCGAGCCGTCCAGGGAAACGGACATCACCGGCAACGTCCCCGCCATCATGGCTGCCGATGCACCGAAGTACGTGGTGCTGGAGCGGCCGGGAGAGCCGGCGTCGATCGGCAGCATGCTGGCCAGCTGGATGTTCAGCTTCGCCATCAGCGACTTCTTCGCGCCGGTGCAGCGCCCATTCGAGAACCAGGCGCAGGAGAGCTCCAGCAACAGACTGTCCGACCGGCAGAACCGCGTGCGGGTGATGGAGCGCGTCGAGGACATCTTCGGGACCTGCCAGGCCATCCCGTCGTTGATGATGCCCACCTACATCAAGTACGACAACCACAAGCCTGTGGAGTACGGGTACTACGGCATCAGCCGCGGCTACGGTGACGTTGCGGACGTTCGAGACGGCGACACGCTCCTGGAAGACATCACGGACGCGCGCGCCGCGATTTACGCGCCCTTCACGTCGCCGAACAGCGGCGCTCCCCAGGACACCATCGGCGGCGCGATCTCGGACGACGTGATGACCGTCCGCGCCAGCAGCGCCGTCAATGGCATCGTGCTGAAGGCGCCCAACCAGCTGCAGCTCGAGGCTGGCCAGCACTACGAGTTCTTCGGCCCTGGCCCTGGCAAGAGTGGCGGGCGCACCCCGGCCAGTTCGCGCGACGTGATCTACCAGCCGAGTGCCGAAGTCGGGCAGGGGATGAACGCCAGGCGGCCGAATTTCGCCGCGGTGTGCGAGCCCGGCCAGGACCTGACGATCGATCACGCGGACGTCACCATCGACCGGAGTCAGATCGCCGGCGACCTGGTGGCGGACGCTGCGACCAACAGCTACTCCACCGCCGTGACCGGCTTCTTCCGGGGGGTGGTGGACGGGTCCTCGGTGGTCGTGGACGGCTGGACCGACGCTGCCAACAACGGCACGTTCACCGTGGTTTCCCATACCGATGAATCGATCGTTGTCAGTGGTGGGACGCTGGTCGACGAGACCCAGGGCATCTTCTCGGAGATCACCTTCACTCTCGACATCAACTACAGCGGCGTGCGGGAGATCCACGAGGTCGGCAACGGGTACGTGGTGCTGGTCGGACCGGCGCAGTTCTCGCCTGAGGACCAGCCGGCGGTCAGCGAGGTGGCGGCCTTGGGCGGTGGCATCGTTGCGGACCTGGAAGTCGACAACGGCCTGAATGACTGGACCGACTGGTTCACGCTTCCAGACACCGGCCGGACCGAAGTGTGGACGAACGTGCTGGCGCGCTACGGCATGTACAGGGACGATGGCGCGAAGTCCGCCTATTCGGTCAGCTACCAGCTCCAGATCGAGGAGCTCACCGCCTTGGGCGTGCCCACCGGCGTGGTGGAGAGCGTCACCGGCTCGATCAGCGGCATTGGCACGTCAGAAGAGCGCGCCGAGACGCTGGAGCAGACCACGGCCTGGACCGGCCCCGCGCGCATCAGGATGCGCCGCACCAGCGACTTCGATTACGACTTCACGGGCGCGGTGGTGGACGAGATCACCTGGACCCATGCCTACGCGGTGACGCCTGTCGACAACAACCACTTCGGCAACATCACCACGATCCACACGGTTACGCGAACAAACTCCTCGTCGGCGTCGCTGCGCACCCGCGAGCTCAGCTGCATCTTTTCCCGCCGCATCCCTACCTACAACGGCACGGTGTTCTCCGGCACCTTCGACGC